AGCATAGACCATATTAGAGGTCTCCCACCAATCGACACAAGTCTCTAGGAAAGCATCAGAGGCCCCCCATAGGTCTACTGTGTCGATAGACTTTAAGCAGTTATAGAGAATGATGTTTGAGCGCGTAATACCCAAGCCGTTCTGCGTGATGTCGTTGGCATCCGTATACTCTATGTTCGCCAGGCGACCAATACCATCGACAGCCTTTAATCGCATGAAGTAAGGCTCTGAGGCATCCTCTAGGGTGATGAGGTCCTGCATGACCCACCCAACCCAGAAGAGATTGTAGGCACCATACTCTCGCGCGTCGTTCTCCCATTGAACATCCCAGTCTTCCCAATCCTCAAAAACATCGTACTTGTAAATTACTACACGGAAGCGATTCTCTTGACATGTCTTGAGTGCATCGAAGTAGTTAAGTATTTGGCCTGTGCGGATTGCTACACCTACCTCACACTCTGAGCCTATGATGGGGCTTATGATGTCGTCAGTATCCCCTGTGTAGGTGAGGGAGAAACCATCTGCCTCAACTTCAAACTCATAAGAAGCCCCGAGCCAATCGGAGTCATGCAGTTCAATCTTGTACTGAGTGGCTTGGTCTGATACAAATTCTGAGTAAAGTCTTATAGCCATAATTAGAAGCCGCGATAGCGTGAACGAATACGAGAAGCCCGCTCTTGAGAGAGCAGTATGTCTTGACCTTGAATTCGGCCTGTTACCACAATTTGCTGACCGCCACCCATCATTTGCTTGAGCTTAGAAAGCGGGGCAATGACCTCTGGGTCAATGGATGCATTTCTGTTGTCGCCTACCATTGCCATCGTTGGGCCATAAGCGAGGCCCCCGCCTGCAAGTGCTGGCGCTCCGCCAACATTAGCAAGGCCACTAACAGCGGCACGCGCAAACCCCGCAACCGCAAGAAGGGCAATACCCGCAGCAATAGCCGCAGTACCCTGGAGGTCTTTTAGAGATTTCTTAATCGCCTCAACGGCAAGACCTGTACCGATAGCGATACGACCAAGTTGCTCTGCCATCCCAGCAAAGGATTCAAGGATCATAGAGACGAAGCTCCCTGTGTTGAAGCTGCCAGAGGCCAAGGCTTCTGAAAAGTACATAATGGATTTAATGGCTACATCCTCCATGGCATACTTTATGGTCTGCGCCATAGATGTCCAAGCATCAGAGTAATCCTTTAGTAAGGGTACTTTTTCCTTAAGTCCTTGCATTTGGTTCTGGCTAAACTCCTCAAGTCCGAGATTCAGCTTATCAATGTCAATCTTTGCCTCTTTTGCTGCGACGCTTATGGCCTCAATCGGGGTAGAGGCTGTCCCTGATGACCCACCTGCGGCCATAGTCATCGCGCCTACACCGAGAAAGCTCTGGAATTTATTGGCCGCCTGTATTCCGAAGTCTTGAAATTGCTGAAGACCCCTCTTGATAGCCTCTGGGTCTACATACTGCACCGCTACATCGTCAAAGCCTTTCTGCCAACTATCACCATAAGCCTCGCCAGACTCTTCTCCAAAGGTTGTAATGTCGTTCATCATGACATCAAACTCTGCCGATAGAACCCCACCCATTGCCTCGAACTGACCAGAAAGGGCTAAAGAGATGGCTCTACCAATAGCGCCAAAGGCGCTGACGACGAGGCTGACTAGCTTCTTGAATAGGTTTGGAATGAACTCAACGAATGTGTACTTGAATACTTTGACCACGCCATTGCCAAACCCTACAATCTTGTTGTAAAGCCATATAAATGCGTTGCCTACATTGGCAATAACCTTAGAGGCTGAATCCTTAAAGTACAGCATTCCCGCAATAACTGCGGCAAGGCCAGCGATAACCAATCCCACAGGAGACACTAAGTATGCCAAGGCTGTCGCTATGATACCTATAGCGGTTGCGATAGGGCCAGCGGCAGCCAATAGCAGCCCTAGCGTGATTATCATAGTCTTGGTGTTGGAATCTAGAGAATTGAATCCTTCAACCATTTTCTTGATGAATCCCGCGATCTTTAGGGCTACAGGCATCAGGGCATTACCTAGGGCAACCCCTGTATTCATTAACTCGTTAAGCGCTTTTCTTAGTTTCTTTTCAGCCGTATTGGAGACATTCTCAAAGCCCTTGTCTACAATGCCTGTACTGTTTTCTATATTGTCAAGAATCTGAGCATAGGATTCACCCTGTACTCCAGCAGTACCCAAGACATTTGATAAAGCTCGAATATTGCCGAACACCGAAGTCAGGGCCTCATCATTCCCTTTAAAGGTGACAAGTAAATCCCTAAGGGTTGCTTGTAATCCTTGTTTCCCAAGTTTGGTGCGAAGGCCTGCTGCGCTCAATCCAAATTTAGCCAATACCTTTTCGGCCTCTTTAGTTGGTTGTAGGAACGTAGCCATTACACCACGAAGACCAACAACAGCCTCTTCAGTTGGAACACCTAAACGAGTGAATGTTGCGATGTTAGCACCGAGTTCTTCAAACGAAATTCCCAACTGAGCTGCGATACCTACAATTCGGCCAAGGGTGGGTGAAAGGTCAGCGGCCTCAAGGTTACCTTCTCGGACAATAGCGGTCATGATGTCGGTAGCTCGCGCTGCTGTCATGCCCTCCTTTGCGTATGCCTGGAGTACACCCGTTAAGCCACGAGCCACTTCCTTAGTTTCACCAAGTCCAATCTCTGAAGCCTTTGCTGCCATCGTCAAGACATCTATAGCTTCAGCGCCACGAATACCCGCAGAGGTTATAACAAAGAGCGCATCAGCAAGTTGTGCCTGTGATTGGCCTGTCGCTTTTGACACCCCTAAAACTCCAGCCTTAAAGTCCTGAAGAGTTTGCCCCGTAATGCCTACAAGGTTCTCAATCTTCGCAAAAGACGTGCTTAAATCCATCGCAAGTTTTATCCCAGCACCTGCAGCAAGGGCGAAGGGCAAAGTGAAGTTGCGCGTGATATTGCCCCCAATATTCTTCATATTGGAGCCAAACTTTTTAAGACTTACCTGAGCAAGTTTTAGTCCACGCTGAAGGGGCCGAAGGTCTACCCCGACACGTACGTTTGCGCTTGCTATTGTTTTTCTTGCCATCTTTCTAACCTTAGCTTTATTTGTTCTGGCGTGAGTTTAGGTGCTTCTTTCTTTCCTTTTTTCTCCCATGGGAACTCTACCAACTGCTGCGGCGTGATGGTCTTGTTCTTTGGTAATTGAATGTTTACCAAGACGGCAGTTTGCCATCTGACTCGTTCCCATTCGCTTTGTTGCTTAGAGTCCTCAAATGTGAGGTGGCCCTTGATAGCGTTTTGTAACTCCCTTGGGGTGAGGTCGTAAAAGTCCCCAATACCCATCTTTAGCATACCAAGTGCGAGCTCTTGATAGTAGTCGTAGGAGATAGGCCCTAGCTCTTGCGAACTAGAGCCTTCTGCTCCCCCTCTTCTTCGTTGCTAAAACTTGCAGCGAATAGTTCAAGCACATCATTCATGGCGGCTGGTGATTCATCTAACCAGTCAGCAATATCCTCAATGACAAAGTTGAATTTCTTTTTCTCTACACGCGAGCCATTCTTGAGACCGCAGTAGATGAGGTTGATTGCGTCGGTGAGAGTCATCGACTCGCCGAGTTTATCTAGCTCATTCAGCTTATAGCCACTCATCTCAGTAAAATTCATGAGAGCAGCGAAACCGAATTTAACAGGGCGATCCTCGCCACCGATATGAATGTGCTTTACCATTGCTTTAGTTTATTAGCTTACAGTTGTAAATGTTACCGCTCCGCTGATTTCAAAGGTTGCGGAGTAGGTAGCGTTGTCTTCAGTTGCTGCGGAGACCTCCAAAGAAGTCATGTAGCATGTTGCACTCCAATAGTCATCACCAGATACTTCGGTGCTGAATTTGACAACCAAAGTAGAGCGGCCCGTGAATGATGACATTAAGTCGTTAACACCATAGGCTGCATCGTTTGCATAGAGTGCGCTTACAGAGATAGAACCGCTGCGGGTTCCCTCAAGTAAATTACGATAGCCACTAGATGACTTAGTAGTTGCATCGCGAGTGTCCATAGAAAGGCTCATAGAGCCTTCAGTTGCGTGGGCAATCAAAGTGCCGCCCGCATACACGCCTAAAAGCGTGCCATTGATAATACCAGTTGTGGCCATTATTCCTCGATTTTATTAGTAGTTAATTTTTGTTTCTCGGTGGGCTCTTGCCCGAATTCTACAGCTTGGCCCTTTTTAATAAGCTCAGCCGCATAGTCATTTGTCACTTCAAGGTCAAGACCTTTTTCTAAGGTTCTGCCTGTGCTTGTGACTAGTTTCTTCAAAAGAGTTATTTTCATCGTTTTACTCGTATTACAATTTCAACGGTTGCAATGTATACTTCATTGGCATCGTTGAAATCAGTTTCAAAATCTGTGAACTGAATGCTCTGAACATCAACACCATTCACTACTCCATTGTAGCGGTCAAGGGCAGTTCTCACAGCCTCGCTCAAAGATATGGATTCAGAGTATAAATCGCTTACACAGGTTAAGTCGTAGCGCTCCTCATCAAGCTGGGATGCCCCGCTCTTGGTGTCGCTAGGGACAAGTCGTGTAAGGTTATAAACAACAAAGGGCAGGGCTGTTCCCTGCGCTGCAATGTCGGGGTAAATGCGCGTTGATACGATAGCACTTACCCCAGCATCGGCGCTTAAAATTCCGAAGATAGCCTTACCCGAGTTCATGAGCTTAAACGATAGATTGAGGTTTGTAGGATGCGGCCTATTTCATTTTGCAAGTTGCGAGTGGTTGCATCCTTGCCCATGTCAAAGCCATTTTCAACATAGCCCTTGTTTTGGGTCTCTTTCAGAGTCCCTGGATTTTCGTTTTTATAATTTCTGTCACCGCGAGCTTTGGCAAGACCTCTCTTCCCTCCGCGATTGGTTCCATATTGAACCATTGCAGCATAGTAGCCATCGGCGTTTGCCGTTGCTTTCCTACCAAATCGAGCGCCAACATTGACAACAAGAGACCTGCCTCGTGTGGACATCATAATATCAATAGAGCGCTTGAGGTTCCCAGGTCTGTAGGTTACATTCAAAGACTTGGAAAGCCCAGTTTTTCTATCCTTACCACGGCCAAGCAAGCGCGAGAATTTGCGATTCCCTTGGCTGTCTGTGATGGCGGCCTTGATGGCCTCCTTCATTGGCTTTGCGGCTTTCTTGATCCTAGTCTTTATCTTGCGATATTCCCTGCGGTCAACTTCACGAAGTTGCTGTAACTTCCTGACCGCCATCTCTATGTTCTCTATGTGGATAGTAATTGCCATCAGTCAGCGAGTCTAGTGATTATATGCATGAATCGCTTGCGCTCTATAGGTAGAACGGCTTCAATCTCAAAGGTGTCGCCATCCCAAGAGATTTGACTCATCTCTGTGACTGCGGTATTGTAACGAATTAAAAACTCAACGCGCCTAATTGACTCAAGGCGATTGCCCTCCTCCTTTTCTACGCCACTAGTGAAATCGACTTTTGCCCATAGGTTTGAGACGTCCGCATATGTGCGAACTCTCTGGCCGAAGGAGTCGGTGGCGGTTGATGGATTGCGCAGCATGATGCGGCGGTCGAGTTCACCTATGTCTTTGATTGTCATACGAATGTCCAGACGCGGAAGGGGTTCATCAAGTATTCAGCAGCAGTAGGCAATCGCTTGATGCTGTCCTGCCGCTTCTCGTACATTTCGCCAATAATCAAAAGCATCGCTTGGCGAATGGGGGCGGGCACATCTGATGAAGATGAGTACCCACATAGGTAGCGAACTACCACAGCGTTGACGGTGTCCTTTGTGGCAGTCCATCCGTTATCGCTTGAAATTCTAGCTGGCTCACTCACAAGGTCTGTCCGATAGTCCTCTGACAAAACAGTCTGCTCGTCGCCTAAGGTGTCAACGTACTTCACACTTGTGATGCTTTGTATGGGGCCACGGCTTAGGTAGAGGATATCTCTATCTCGTGCGTTGCGATAGTCTGGGAATCCGTCATAGAACTCCTCGATTGTTGTAGTCATCAAGATGCGCATTGTGTAGGCTTCCGCCATAGAGCGAGCCGCCGTAATGAGTACACCGATTAGGGTGTCTTCGTCGGATGAATCCACACGCAAGAAGTCCTTGACATCTGATGTGGTTAGTGGCTCGCTTGTCGCGGGTGTGATGACTAGTATGCTCATCGGGTCTCTATCTTGGCTTTAGAGCTTGACGTTTTCTTTGTGGATTCTGCGGGTTCGGCGATAGCCTCGGCGAATCCTGCCTTAATCCATTGAGTTGCCTCATCAGAGGAAAGCTCCGCCTCACTACCTGCGTAGTGGGCGAAGCCGTCTCCGACGATGGTCTCTTTGAAGATGACCTTCATAATACTAAGCAATTAGGCTTGTACTAAGTACTTGATGGCGTTACTTTGCAAGATGTTGGAATCAACACGCTTGTAAGCGATGTAGCCAACAATCA